TGTTCGGCCTGATTGGTCTCTAGCCCCAAAGGGCCGGACTGGACGAACATGGGTCGCAGTTTTCTGCGCGCCATCCTTAACTCGGCACGTGGCATTCATCCCGCCGACCAGACGCCCCAGGCGCAAACCGCTCGCCGCATCCGTGGCTTTGCCGATCTCGACGGTGTCGAGTTCGTCGTCCGCATCGATGTCGAAAAAGATCAGAACGGCGAGGACAAGAATGTCGTCAAGGCCGCGATCCAGCCGGACAGCAAGGAGTACGCGGCATTGATGGGGGCCATCAGTCGCGCAGCTATTCCCACCGGTGGATTCAGTAGCAGTGCGCCGGCGGCACACGCTGTGCCGGCTGCCGCCCCTGCCGTTTCGACACGGCCCACCTGGGCGCAGTAAGGAGATACGGCCATGATTCTCCGACCGCGCCAACGCGAGTTCGTCACGCGCTGTGTCGGGGCACTCAAGACCCACGGCAATACGCTGGGGGTCGCCCCGACCGGCGCTGGCAAGACCATCTGCCTTTCCGGCACGGCGGGCGAGTTTCTCGCCCATCCGGATGCCAAGGCCTGTGTGCTGGCCCATCGCGACGAACTCACGGCGCAGAACCAGAGCAAGTTCTCGCGGGTAAATCCTGGCATCAGCACTTCGGTGTTCGATGCCCGTCAGAAATCCTGGGAGGGTCAGGCCACGTTTGCGATGGTGCAAACCCTGGCCCGCAATCTCGACCAGTTGCCGACGCTGGATCTGCTGGTCATCGACGAGGCGCACCACAGCGCCGCACCGACCTACCGGAAGGTGATCGACACCACCTTAGCGAGGAATCCTCATGCGCTGATCTACGGCGTCACCGCCACACCCAATCGTGGTGATGGCAAAGGTCTGCGGGAAGTGTTCTCGAACGTCGCTGACCAGATCCGATTGGGCGAACTCATCCGTTCCGGCCATCTGGTGTCACCACGGACTTTCGTTATCGATGTCGGCACCCGCGATGCGTTGGGCGGTGTCAGAAAACTGGCCGAGGACTACGACATGAATGCCGTGGCGACGATCATGAATACCTCGCCAGTCAATGCTGCTGTCGTCCGTCACTGGAAGGAGCGTGCATCGGGGCGCAAGACCATAGCGTTCGGCGCGACCGTGGCGCATGCCCAGGCTGTTTGTAATGCATTCCTTGCCGAAGGCGTGTCAGCCGCCGTGGTTCATGGTGACATGTCCGAGGTCGACCGCAAGGCCACGCTCGCTGACTTTGAGACCGGCCACCTGACCGTGATTGTCAATGTCGCCGTACTCACCGAGGGCTACGACTACACCCCGACCTCCTGCATCGTCCTACTGCGCCCGAGTTCCTACAAATCGACGCTGATTCAGATGATCGGTCGCGGTCTACGTGTCGTCGATCCGGCCGAACACCCGGGCGTAATCAAGACCGACTGCGTCGTACTCGATTTCGGCACGGCCTCGCTGGTGCATGGCAGTCTCGAGCAGGAAGTCGATCTCGATGGTTTTGAGGGGAACGGGGAGGCACCGACCAAGGAGTGTCCCAGTTGTGCGGCACAGATTCCGATGGCGTCGCGCGAGTGCCCGCTGTGCGGCCATTCCTTCAAGCAGGAGGAGTCGGACGAGAAAGGTGCTCTCGACAATTTCGTGATGACCGAAATTGATCTGCTGAAGCGTTCGAACTTCTCCTGGTGCGACCTCTTCGGCGACGACTGCGCCTTGCTGGCCGCCGGTTTCAAGGCCTGGGCCGGTGTGTTCTTTCTCGAAGGGCGCTGGTATGCCGTTGGCGGCTTCGAGAAATCGCCGGTGCGACTGCTCGGCGTGGGCGAACGCACGGTGTGTCTGGCGCAAGCCAACGACTGGCTCAACGAGCAGGAATCGGACGATGCGGCCCACAAATCCCGGCGCTGGCTGAACGAGTTGCCGACCCCTGGCCAGTTGCGCTACCTGCCGCCCGAGGCTCGCGCCGACTTCGGTCTGACCCGCTATCAAGCCTCGGCACTACTGACGTTCAAGTTCAACAAGCACGCCATTCAGCGGGTGGTGCATGCCGCGAACCAAAGCTATCTGGAGGCCGCGTGAAATGTGCCGTCTGCTCACGCGAAGCGCGCGGCTTCGGCTACTTCAACTCCGCGCTCCGTCGATCCGACCCGAGACGTTACTCGGATCGGTGGGTGTTCTGCTCGATGCGCTGCATGAACGCGTTTTCCAAGGTCATGGAACGGCTGACCAGTGTGCAGGAGGACGCCGTGATTGACCCCTCCGATCTGGAACTCGCCGCCATGCGCGCCGCGCTCGCCCCGCTCGGTGATTACGTCTCGACCATCGGCATGGACCGTCCGCTGGCCGACTACCGCAAGGAGGAAGTCCTGCGTCTGGTCGAGGTCGTGGTCGACGCCTATCAGGCTCACATGCTCGACGAGCACGAACGCATGGCAGCGAAAGAGCGCGCCTTCTTCGAGCAGCGCCTGGCCGCTCAACCAAAGCCGCAACCCGCAAGCGGCTCCAACACAAGGATTCCCTTCTGATGATCGACCTTAACCATCAACTCAAATTTCACGAGCAGGTGACTGTTCTCGTGGATGCCGCCCTCCAAGCGGAAAACGCCACCCGCGAAAAGCGCCGTTATCTAGGCGGATCCCGCCTCGGTGTTGCCTGCGAGCGTGCCCTCCAGTTCGAATATGCCGATGCGCCAGTGGATGTCGGTGCCGAGTTCCCCGGCCGCACGCTGCGCATCTTCGAAGTAGGTCATGCATTGGAAGACCTCGCCATCCGTTGGCTGCGTCTGGCCGGCTTCGATCTGTACACCCGGCGTAAGGATGGTGAGCAGTTCGGCTTTTCCGTCGCCGACGGCCGTATCCAGGGGCATCTCGATGGCGTGATTGCCAATGCGCCGCCTGATCTTGGCCTGACTTTCCCGATGCTGTGGGAGTGCAAGTCCATGAACGACAAGAATTGGCGTGACACCGTGAAAAAGGGTGTGGCGGTCGCAAAGCCAGTCTACGCCGGCCAGATCGCGACCTATCAGGCGTACATGGAACCATCAATTCCTGGAATTTCCGTCAACCCGGCGCTGTTCACTGCGATCAACAAGGACACTCAGGAAATCTGGTCTGAACTCGTGCCATTCGATGGCGGCTTGGCACAGCGAATGTCCGACCGCGCAGTGCGAGTAATTCGGGCCACCGAGGCCGGTGAGCAGCTGCCGCGCATTGCCACTGAGCCGGGCTACTACGAGTGCAAGTACTGCGCGTGGGCCAATCGTTGCTGGAGTGCATCGGCATGATGGATTTCAACGATACCTCAGGCAGCACACCACAGAATCCGGACACCGAACGCGATGCGGTGCGGGCGGATTTGATCTGCCGGCTGGAGAGTGTTCTGTTCGCGCTTTATCCAGCCGGCAAGGTCCGCAAAGGCAAGTTCCTCATTGGGGACGTGCTCGGCAGCCCTGGCGACAGCCTCGAGATTGTGCTCGATGGCGACAAGGCGGGACTCTGGACGGATCGCGCCACGGGTGACGGCGGCGACATCTTTGACCTGATTGCCCGGCATCACCAGATCGACACCAAGTCTGACTTCCCGCAGGTGATGAAGCTGGCTCGCGACCTGACCGGGCGAACGACCGTTACCCCGCCCAAGAAGCATAAGAAGGAAGCGCTGATCGACGAGTTGGGCCCGGCCACAGCGAAGTGGGATTACTTCACGGCAGAAGGTCAATTGATCGGTTGCGTCTATCGCTACGACCCACCGGGGCAGCGCAAGGAATTCCGTCCATGGGATGCGAAGCGCAAGAAGATGGCCCCGCCAGATCCCCGTCCGCTCTACAACCAGATGGGAATGGCCACATCCGATTCCGTAGTACTGGTTGAAGGTGAGAAATGCGCGCAGTCATTGATCGGTGCAGGCATCGTGGCAACCACGGCCATGCATGGTGCGCACGCGCCGATCGAGAAAACTGACTGGTCACCCTTGGCCGGCAAGCATGTGCTGATCTGGCCAGATCGCGACAAAGCGGGATGGGATTACGCAATGGCCGCCGCAGATGCCGCATTGATGGCCGGCGCGTTGTCCTGTGCAGTATTGATGCCGCCGGAGGACAAACCCGAAGGCTGGGATGTCGCCGACGCGCTGACCGAGGGCATGGATGCCAATAGTTTTCTGGCGACCGGACCACGCATCACCGTCCATCCCGCCGTACAGGAGGAGTCTGACGCTCACGGTGAAAACGCGGTCTGGGCAACGGATGATGCCCTCGCATTGTCATTTACCCGGCGCTACGCAGAGGATTGGCGCTACTGCGCCCCCTGGGGCAAGTGGATGGTCTGGACCGGCAATCGCTGGCAAGCCGACGATACCTTGCTGGTTACTCACCTGATGCGACATATCTGCCGCGAGGCCGCCATCAAGGCAGATTCTCATCGACTTGCCGCCAAGCTGGCATCCAGCAGCACGGTCAGTGGTGTTGAGCGTTTGGCACGCAGCGATCGGAACCATGCATCGACGTCTCATGAATGGGATCGTGACCCATGGATGGCCAATGCGCCGGGAGGCGTCATCAACCTGCGCACGGGCCAGGTTCGACCTCACGATCGTGCTGACCGGATGACCAAGATCACGACAGCGACACCTAAGGGGAGCAGTCCACGCTGGCTGGCATTCCTGTCCGACATTACCGGTGGTGACCGTGACCTGATGGCGTATCTACAGCGGGTTGTCGGTTACTGCCTGACCGGCGTCACTTCCGAGCATGCCTTGTTTTTCCTGTACGGCACAGGTGCCAATGGCAAATCCGTATTCATCAACGTGATTACGACGATTCTTGGGGACTACGCAGCGAATGCGCCCATGGACACCTTCATGGAAACGCGTACCGACCGGCACCCAACCGATCTGGCTGGGCTGCGCGGTGCTCGCTTCGTGTCCAGCATCGAAACCGAGCAAGGTCGGCGCTGGAACGAGTCCAAGGTGAAAGCCATCACAGGCGGCGACAAGGTGTCGGCGCGATTCATGCGCCAGGACTTTTTCGAGTACCTGCCTCAGTTCAAGTTGGTTATTGCCGGCAACCACAAGCCCTCGATCCGTAACGTGGATGAAGCGATGAAACGGCGCCTGCACCTGATTCCGTTCACGGTAACGATTCCCCCAGAAAAGCGGGACGGCAAGCTGACCGAAAAGCTCCTACAAGAGCGCGAGGGAATCTTGGCGTGGGCAGTGGGAGGCTGCTTGCTGTGGCAGCAGCACGGACTGAAACCGCCAAAGGTCGTGGTGGAAGCTACTGAGGAGTATTTCGAAGACGAGGATTCGATTGGCGAATTCATTGACGAGGAGTGCTACGTCTCGACCGTCGCCCGTGAATCAATCTCGGCGATCTATCAGCGTTGGCGCGAACGGGCTGAGAAGCGAGGGGAGTACGTCGGTACCAGCCGCTGGTTGGTCGCCCAACTGCTCACTCGTGGCTACGAGAAAGCTCGCCTGACGGGGGGCATCAAGGCACTGGCAGGGCTTTCCCTAAAACCGCGCGAACCCAGTGGCTATCAGGCCTACCGGGATGACTAACCAAGGGGAGTGACCGAACGTGACCAAGTATTCCAATCCTCTCTACACGTGTGCGTGCGCGCGCAGGCGTAAGAGTCATTGGAAATTGGGTCCCGCTTGGTCACTCCGAACCGCCACAGCATTGGAGACGAACATGAACACAACAATTCTGGCCCTCGACCTGGGCACGCAAACCGGATGGGCACTACATCAACTAGACGGAAGCATCACCAGCGGCAGTGAGAACTTTAAGCCGCATCGATTCGAAGGCGGCGGAATGCGCTTTCTCCGTTTCAAGCAATGGCTCAACGAAATACTGGGGGCCAGCCTTCACATCAACGCCGTGTATTTCGAGGAAGTCAGAAGGCACGCTGGTGTCGACGCCGCACACGCTTACGGTGGCTTCATGGGCCACCTCACCGCCTGGTGCGAGCACCACAACATCCCCTATCAGGGCGTGCCGGTCGGCACCATCAAAAAGCATGCAACCGGCAAAGGCAATGCCGGAAAGGACGACATGATTTGTGCCATGCGCACTCGCGGTCACCTCCCTGCTGATGACAACGAAGCCGATGCCCTTGCGCTCCTGCACTGGGTCATTGAGACGCAGGAGGTGTGACATGAAGGTATCGATACCTCCGTATCGCTGCCCCCTCGGGCGCAGCACACAGCGCGTCGACCCAGACAGCATCAAGCGCGAAGGCTGGCGCGAGCAACACATCCTGGTCGTGGGGGCAAATGATGAACGTCTGGATTTCGTGGAGCGTGAATTCATTCGGCAGTTGGGTGAAAGACTGTATGGGGAGAAGCGTCGTGGCTGAATGGACAACAGAAGATGTGGCTGCAAGGTTTGCCGAGGCAGCAGAGACGGGACGGCGTCTACCCCGCGTCAAAGTCCAGGGCTACTTCAACGTCTGGCCGGCATTTGCCCGGGAGGTGTGGGAGTCCTATCCCGATGCGGAACACGTCTATCGTCCCTTACCGCCCACACCGCAGGCCATCGACAGGATGATGGAGACCATGCGGTGGGTCTTGTGGTTAGAGGAGGAGCAGAGGCATCTGATCTGGATGCGCGCCAAGGACATCGATTGGAAGATCATCGCGCGTCGCCTGGCTTGCCACCGCAGCACGGCATGGCGGGCATGGCAGAAAGCACTGGCTACGGTTGCCAATCAACTGAATGATGCATCCGACAACAGCAAGTCTCGATTGCGGAAGTGAAGTTACGTGAAATTGATGGCGCTTACCAATCAGTGCGGAATCGTGAGGCCGGATACAGATTTCGCCTGCGTTTAGGTCTGCAACATATCACGCAGTTTTTGCTACCATTGCTGCTACTGTCGCGAGCAAAGACCGACAAGCACCGAAGGCCACGGGTAACTGTGGCCTTCGTCATTTGCACGTCTGAATTTGCGCACCGGCAAAAGAATTCGACGGGTCCTTCCTGTGCAATAACCCATGCGGGAGGCGACAGCCCGGCATTTCGATAGCGTCAGACTGCTAAACGAGGTTACCGGGGGTTACCAGTTACCACCCCGGTTACCACCTGAACCAAGTTGCCACCCAATTCTTGACCCGCCCCTGTGGCGGGTTTTTGCATTCTATGACCCAGACACTGAACGTCGAGTACCGGAAGGTCGAGACGCTGATCCCCTTTGCGCGTAATCCGCGCACGCATTCCGATGCCCAGGTGGCGAAACTGGCCGCCAGCATCGTCGAATTCGGCTGGACCAATCCCGTCCTGGTGGATGGCAGCCACGGCATCATTGCCGGCCACGGTCGCCTGGCCGCTGCGCGCAAGCTCGGCCTGTCCGAGGTGCCGGTCATCGAACTCGGCCACCTCTCGCCGTCACAGAAGCGCGCCTATGTAATTGCTGACAACCGCCTGGCACTCGATGCGGGATGGGATGAAGAGATGCTCGCCGCCGAACTGGCGGAACTCACGGAGTCAGGTTACGACCTGACGCTGACCGGATTCTCCAACGAGGAAATTGAAGACTTACTGGTGGATGGTGGGGAAGGAACGGCCGAGGAGTCCTCGGCTGATTCCGACGACGATGCTGCCGACGAGGTTCCTGATACGCCGGTCAATCCGGTATCGCGTCCCGGCGACGTCTGGCAACTGGGTGCGCTTCGCGTGATTTGCGGTGATGCCGCCGACGTCACCGTGGTTGCAGCCTTGATGGCCGACGACAAGGCTGCGCTGTGCTTCACCTCGCCGCCCTACGGCAACCAGCGGGACTACACGAACACCATCAT